GAGGAGCTGCATCAGTTAATATTAATATTGATCACGCCGATTTCGATGAGTGGCTCGAAATACGTGAACCTAAAGGAGATGTCAACAGACAATCACTTAACTTGCACCAGTGCGCTGTGGTTGGCGATAAATTTATGCGAAAGCTTGAACAAGGAGATGGAGAAGCTAGAAGACGTTGGGGACGATTACTTCAAAAGCGTAAAGCTACTGGAGAACCTTACATCCTTTTTAAGGGGAATACAAATAAAAATAACCCACAAGCATATAAAGACAACGGCTTAAAGGTGCATATGACAAACATATGTTCAGAGATTACATTACACACGGATGAGTCACATAGTTTTATATGCTGCTTATCATCTTTGAATTTAGCAAAATATGAAGAATGGAAAAATACAAATATAATTTATGACGCAATATGGTTTCTTGATGGCGTACTTGAAGAGTTTATACAGAAAGCTAAAGGTAAAATTGGATTTGGGAATTCAGTTAGATCAGCAGAAAAAGGCCGTGCGCTTGGGCTGGGAGTATTGGGCTGGCATACCTATTTACAAGAAAAAGGACTACCGTTTGAAGGGTTATCTTCTCAGTTTGAGACTCGCAGAATTTTCTCTCAGATTAAAATTGAGTCTGAAAGAGCTTCAATGGATCTGGCAGAGCTTTATGGAGAACCTTTATGGTGTGTTGGAACTGGTTTACGTAATACTCATTTACGTGCTATTGCTCCTACTGTTAGTAATAGTAAGCTTAGTGGAAATGTTTCGCCTGGTATTGAGCCGTGGGCTGCAAATGTTTTTACGGAGCAAAGTGCTAAAGGGACTTTCATTAGGAAAAACCCGACGTTAAAAAAACAATTAGAAAAACTTAATTTAAATACAAAAAAAATATGGGACAAAATTTTAGCAGACGGTGGTTCAGTACAAGATATAAAAGGTTTAGACGACTCTACCAAAGAAGTATTTAAAACATTCAAAGAATTAAATCAATTAGAGTTAGTAAGACAGGCGGGTATAAGACAACAGTATATAGATCAATCTGTTAGTTTAAACTTAGCTTTTCCAAGTACTGCAACTCCTAAGTGGATTAATAAAGTACATTTCGATGCATGGAAAAAAGGTATTAAAACCTTATACTATGTTAGAACAGAATCTGTTTTACGAGGTGATATAGCCGATCAAGCAATGAGCGAAGACTGTGTTGCTTGTGATGGTTAAAAAGTTATAACTATTAGTTATTATAATAAAAAAAAGGGCTCTCTTTCGAGGGCCCTTTCTTTATTAGGAACTATTGGGTATGGTACGCCCATTTTTATTTTGTTCCTTATTTTTTCTTTCCTTTTACTGGTTTACAATCAGGTACTCTTTTACCACCTTTCTTTTTAAAAGTAGGTTTCCCGTTTACAATATGTGTATAACCTGTCCAACACGGTGTCTCTTTTTTCTTTATCTTATTTGCCATAACTATTTTCTAAAACTTCGTTTTCTTTTTTTATTATTATTACTTGATCTTTTATTATCTTCTTCTTTACCGGCTCCTAACTCCCAGTCTTGCCAACCAGCTGCCATAGCTATTCTCTCCCACCATTCATAACTTTCATCTAAAGAACCTTGTATGTTTTGCATTTTACGTAAAGCTCTATCCATAGGAACATTAGTTGTAGCAGACACTACATTCGCTATAGCCATATAAGCTTGATTATCTAAGCTAAATTCCATGTTATCAAATGCTCCGTACTCAGCACTTTTAGCAGCGTTGTTTAGTTTTCTAATTTTAGATCCTACTGTTGGAGATATATTAATTAATTCTAAAACTGCTTTACCATATTTAGGACTTTTCTTTTCAGACTGTTCATAAACTTTTATTGCCGCGTTTTTAACACCAGCTATTGTTGCCCCTAAGAAACCAGTACCTCTTAATAAAGAGTCTGCCATACCATTAGCAACTCTACCTTGTTTAGATAAAAGCTTTTCATCTTGCTCATCATCAGCAAATGCTATTCCAAACATAGCGTTTTGTATAGCGTTAAACATTAAGTTCTGTACAAATCCGTAGTAAACAACTTTAGATAAATTTGTTTTGTAATCTCCTCTGCCATTAGCTAAATCTAATATAGCTTTCTTTTGTATTCTAGCATACTGCATCGGTGTGTTAGCAAAAGCTAAAACAACTCTACCTAAATTACTAGCTTGCTGTTGACTAATCATATCGGTTCTAGAAGACTGCTGAGATACCTCAGCTATTTCTTTAAAATCTAAAAAAGCTTGTTCTTTAGCTTTAGCATCAGTCATACCTTGTTTCTTATAGGTATTAATTCTATTTCTATAAAACGTAGCACCACCAGAAGCTATAGCAAAACTATCTGCGTATCTTGTAAACACAAAACCTTTTTTAAGTATAGTGTTTATTATACCTCTACTCCCTATGTCAGCTGCAATTTCTGCTTCACTAATATTTAATTTTAATCCATCACGTCTTGTAACTAAATAATCTGAGTTCATTATTTCCATAAAGTCCTTAGAATATTGTTTAACATCACCTAGTCTAGCACTTGCTTTTAATGGATTATTATCTGACCAATTAATAAAGTTAACAGAAGATATAGTTTGAAGCACAGCTGATCTAGTATTCAAGAACATAATAGCACCAACAGAATTGTTAACATAATCTAATACTCTGTTTTCTAAATTATTTTTAGCAGTTCTGTTTCTACCAGATTCCATTCTAGCTAAAGTACCTTCTAAAGCTTTTCTGTAGTTTTTACCATATGCAGCTTCTAGTTTGTTTAAATTTGCTTCAGAAAATATTTCTTCTTTATTTTGTTTCCACTCTTCTAAATACTTAGCTCTTTTAATCGTGCCTAATAAATTTCTAGCATCACCGGTTAGTGTTCCACTTAACCAATTCTTACCAGGCTGAGACCACCCGTCGTTTTTAGTAGTTGATAATAACTGATCACCAAAAGCTTCTAGCTTAGGATTGTCTTTAACTATTTTATTTAATTCAGCTAAATCAGATTTACTTAGACCAGGAACTTCTACTCCCATTTTTGTCCACATCCTAACTCTTAAAGCTTGCTCATTAGTAAACCCGCTTTTGTTTTTAGCTTTTAAATCTTTAGGTACAACACCTAATCTTTTCTTTAAAGCTTTAACGTCGTTAGTTAAAGATATTTGATCTCTAGTTATATTATCTTCTGCTCTTGCAAAAGGATCAAACAAGTTATCTTTATAAAACTTTAAAGCTGCTTCGCCTTTTTTACCTTTAGGTAATGTTTTATATAATAAACCAGCAAAGTCTTCAGCGCCAGGAGATATAAACAAATCAAACTTGCCCTTACCTTTACCCATGATCTCTGCTTTAGCAGAACTAAAAGTTTTATTAGCGTCAATGCCAGTTTTTTCTTGTATTATCTCGTTAAAGGTTTTACCTAGTTTCTTTTGAGCTAATGCTAGTTGAACTTTACCTTTAACATCTATAACGTCTAATACTTTTTTAACTGCTTTAACATTTTTTAAAGCGTCATCAGCAAAGTAAAAATCATTATAACCGTTTGCGGCTTTTTCTAATATCCAGTTTGACTTAGCAGAAGGTGCTCCATCAGCTAATCCTGTTATATTTTCTAAAGGTATATCTAAACCTAGTTCTTTTAAAAACTTATGAATAGCTGGCGCAGCATCTTGAGGCCTAGCCGTTAACACAAACATGTCTCTTTTACCTGGGCTTTCATTTATAAACTTAGCTAATTCAAACAACGGTCCTTTTTTACCATCTATTACTTTACTAAATTCTGTAAAATCAAACTTTGCTCCTGCAGCCTCTAATGACTCAGATCTTTTAGCAAACTCTGTAGCATTAAGTTTTCCTTTCTTGCCATTAGGCATGGTATAAAGTACATTAGATTTAGATCTAGCTAATGTATCGTCAAAATCAAATACTCTAGCTTTTTTAGTTTCTTTAAATTTCTTTTGAGCTAACCTAAGAGCTTTGTCCCTATTGTTCATTTGGTTTAATAGCTCTGCTTTACTAGATTTTTTACTTGTCAATACACCTGCTTTTTGAGCAAGCTTAACATCTGCGGCCCAGCTTGATTTTACATCTGCTTTATTTTTTAAAGAAGACTCAAGTACCAGTTCATTGGGTCTGCTAGGTTCTAAAGACATTTTAGCTACAGCATCGATTATCCAAGGTTCATTAAGCTCTTTAAATTTAGCACCAACACGTTGAGCGTTTTTTTGCATTAACTTATCATAAAGAGTTTGTTTGAAACCGCTTTCTACAGTCACATAGTCTTTTAAGCTTTTAAGATCTAAAACCATTCTAGCTAAACCAGAAGTATTAGTGGTACCACCCAGCTTATCTATGATATCTAAATATTTTTTAAACGATATAATTCCTTTATAATTATTCATTATATCTTTACCGTCTTTAGCCCATCTACCTTCTACAATAGCTTTAGCTTCTTGCATTGATTGTTCTAAGGAAGATTTTAAATGTTCTAATTTAAGTTTACCCGGCTCCCCTGTTTTTTTAACAGCCATGATTGGCACAAACTGTCTACCATATCCTGAAGTTGCGCCACTATTTTCAGCCGCTAATTGATATATAACTTTTGCCCTTGCTTCAAATTCAGCTGGTGTTTTAGCATCATATAAATAGTTTTGCTTCATTACACCCATAGCATAATAAACATCTGACTTATAAGCATTGTCACTAGAGTTTACGTATTTTTTAAGAGCTTCTAAATCTCCAGTTTTAAAATACTTTTGCAAAGCGTTTTTTTGCTGAGCATCACTCATAAAATCACCAGGCTTTATATTATCAAATATACCGTCCTTATATTTTTCACCTAGGTTATCTGTTACTCTTTCATATTGACCTTTAGCAAGATCATTTTCTGACATTAACTTACCTTCTGTAGTTATTTTTCTAAAATCCTTACCTACGTTTCTAGCAGTTCCTCTACTAGTGCTTCCAAATGATTGTAATAAAACTTCTTTAGTAAAATACTTTTGTAAATCTTTAGGAAAGTACTTAGCCATTTCTCCTATGCCATCTAAAAATGTCTCAAGTCTAGCTATATCAAATATAGATAGTTTTATTTCAGGGCCTTCAGTGCCTTTTGTAAATACTCCTTTATCCCCCAAAAAAGGGCTACCAATTTTAAACTTACCTTCTTTACGTTTAAAAACCTTAGTTGAGCGCATAGACTTACCAGTACTGCCATCTATGATATTATTTATATCAACACCTTTAGGAGCGCCGTTTGTTTCTGCTATTTTAATATCAGCTTTTTCTGAAGTTTTAAAAGTAGGCGCTTTAGCTTTACCTTCTTTGGCTCTTTTAGTTGCGTCTTTAATTACTTCAGATTCAAGTCTTTCTATTCTTTCTACAAACGTTGGGTTTGTTTTTCTTAAAGCTTCTTTGTCTTTTATATAGGCACCAACTAATCTAGCTACGGTTATTTCGTTTAACCCACCAACATCTCCTTGTAGTTCACCTATTATTTTTTGAGCTAGTCTAGGATTTTTACCATCAGCAACTCTTTGTAGTTCGTTAGCTGTAGCACCTTTAGTTTTCATCTCTCCTCTACTAACATTATTTACTAGTCCTTGAAAGATTAGTTTATTAATACCTTTTATAGTTGTAGCTTGTGAAGATCTATAAAGCACAGCATCATCAGGAGCTTTCATAGCTTCAGATATTTCTTTAGCGCTTATGTTTTTTCTTTTAACCCACTTACCGTTTACTTTATTGAAGAATAACTTTAAAACGTTATTAGGTACACCAGTCGACTTACCACCTATTTGTTGATAAGCTTCTGGTATAATATTTTTTACAAGATCAGCATTTTTATTTATGAAGCTTCTTAACTCTCTAAACGCTGCGTTTTCGTTTATGTTAACAGTTTGAGCAGCACTAACCTCTTTACCTTTTTTAGTACCTGTTTTAGCTATATCATATAGTAGTTTTGGATTTAAACCAAAAGCCTCTCCCCATGCTTTAGCTAATTCAGGACCAGGTCGTAATGATTTGTAATCCATAGACGCAAGATCTAAAGCTATATTGTCTTTACCTATCGCCTCTATTAATTTACCCATAACAGAAGGATCTGTAAACTTTAAATCTTTAGGGTCTGTTAATTTTACCTCTCTCGTTGTTCTAGCATCAAAGTCTTTAGTTGTCTCAGCCATAACAGACTGAGCTTCTTTACTGTCAAGATCTCTGCCAAATAAATCTCCTTCTTGTCCTAGTCTTTTTAATATATTACCAAGTCTACCACCTCCAAAATTACCACCACCAAACAAGGCTTGTCTAGCGTATGCGCCAAACGGAACATCTATATTTTCTTTACCTCTTTTTAAATAAGTACTAAGTATTTTATCGTATATCTCTGTGCCAACCTCCATCTCAAACATCTCTCTAGTAATACCTAAACCTTCTTTAAACTTTGTGTTTATAAACTCTTGTATTAAACCTTGGTTGTTTTCATAAACCTTACCTATAAGATCTGTTTTATTACCTGTTCTCTCAAACTCTTCAAAAGCTTTTTTGTTTTCGTTAGAAATATCTTTTGATCTTTGATTTAACTCTTTTTGAGCAACCTTGTCTATACCTAATGTTTGCCCAGTTTCATAATCTATAAGTTTCTTTCCGTTAAACTCTATACCTTCAAACCTATTCATTAATTTAGGACTGTAGTTACCTTTTCCAAAGTCTTGTCCTAATCTTTGCATAAACCTAATTACAGCGTCTGGATTGTTTAATTTAGGTAACACGTTTTGTAATGCAGTTCCTTCTAAAGCTTTTTCTAAAAAAGTAGTAATGTTTTGTTTTAAACTGCCAAGTACACCACTGTCAAGTACTCTTTGTTTGTTTTCAGGTCTTTGTAATAAGTCTAATAAGTTAGCATTAAACTCTTCAAAAGTAGAACTTTTATCTTGAGTTTTTTCGTAAGCTTCTTTTATAGCTTCAGATAGATTATCTATCTTAGTTATTTCACCTGTTCTAGGATCTATAGATTCAAACTTCATTTTAGAAACAGACTTAGCCAGCATGTCTTGTAACGCTTTTTGTACGCCAACATCTTTAGCAAACATCTTACGCATAACAACGTGATAAATTTCATGAGGCAAAGTACCTTCGTTCATCTTAGATACATCAACGCTAACATGCAGTTTTCCATTACGAGTTGTTACAGCGGCTGCTTCACCTGAAGCTAGTTTCATACCTCTACCATCTGTAGAAACTGTCATATTGAAAGCAGGTTCACCACCATTTTCTTTCATATAACTTCTATTAAATTTTTCTAATAAACCTTGAGTGTCTGCAGCTAATATATTTTTATCTAAAAATCTTTCTCTATTTTCAGCTACTCTTATTTGTTTTATTAATTCATTTCTTAATTGAAATTGATCACCAAGCTGCTCTGTAGTTTCTCCTTTTTCTAATCTACTTGTTATTTCTTTATCTGTTCTTAATAGTAAATTTCTTTTTGACTGTACACTTAATCTTCTATCAGCTTTATTAGTATGGGTTAAACCTATTATACTAAACTGTAAAACCTCCATTAAAGTATGTTTAGCCCAGTCTTCCATATCGCCATACTTTTCTTCTACAAAAGTTTCAAATTCTTTTTTGTTTTGAGCCGATGCTATCATAGCTTCTAATGGAGCTGCTGTTTGTGCACCCGCTGCACCACCAAGACCTGAGTATAAACCTTTTTCTAAAACTGTATTCATTGCTGAAGCACCAGTAAAACCTTTAAACAAGTTAGTAGGTAGTACTTTTCTCATAGCGTGACCACCAACAACAAAACCAAAACCAGCACCTGTAGGCATATCTACACCGAACAGTGGGTCTAATAAAGCCATTTTACCTTCTTCTTGAAGTCCTTGTATCATTAGAGCTTGTGCTTTATTAAATGCAGTGCCACTAACTTTTGTTAGTCCTTTTGACTTAGAATAAGCATCTATAGTCATTTTAGCTTTCTTTGCTCTTGCAGCCACTATAGCTTGTGACAATGGTTTAACAGAGTTTTTACCAGCATTAGCCAAATAAGTAACATTTCTTAATTTACTTAAATAATTACCTATACCTAAAGTTGTACCCATACCTCCAGTAGCGTAGGTAACGACAGCAAGTTCTGCTAGCATAGGAACAAAACCTCCTAGTCCAGTCCAAAACTGCTCACCAAATCCTTCTTCAAAAGAATCCAGTTGTTCTGCAGACATAGTAAAAGGATCTTGACCTTCGTCTAGCGTTGTATTTATTTTCTCCAATAAAGCCTCAGCGTCATTTAAATCATCTCTATCTGTTCTAAATATAGAATCTCTTCTAAAACCACCTGGACCAAACTCACCTTGACCAGGTAAAGCATCTAATATACCTGCTACAAAATTACCACCTTGACTAACTATATCATCTGCTTTTATAGAACCTGGATCTACATTTAACAGGTACAATTGTTTCCAAGCACTGTGTTCGGTAGATAATCTTCTTTGAGTTTGTCTTGCGTTTGCTACATAACCTTCTAGGTTATTCATACTTATAGTAGCTTCACCTGTTTTATTTTCAGGTTTATTTATTTCTATTTCTTCTCTAGCAAACCCAGGGTAAATTATCAGTAAGTCTTTTAATGTAACATCTTTTATAACACCTTCTGTTGCATACTCTGAAGTTGTTTCCCTACCTTTGGTATCAATCATAGAATAACCTCTATTAAATAGTTTTTCGGCTAATGGTGAACCTTCTTGCAAGAATCCAGCTTTTATTTTAATATCAAACTTTTGAGTATTTATATCATTTTGAAATCCACTGAATTCAGCTAAGTGTATTCTATAATCGTTTTGTATTGTTTGAAAATCAGATGTATCTAATTTCTTTTTTAATTCTACTTTAGCTATGTTATAATCTTCTGTTAAGTCAACCACTTGTATACCACCTATTTTAGCAAGACCTTTGGTTGTTCTAGTTCCATCTGGTGCAAACAAAAATTCAGCATCTCTATCTACTACGGTTCTTAGTATTAAATTGCTGGCTTTTATAGACTTTTCTAATTCATCTGTTAAGTCTCCTGTTGTAGAGTTTTCTAAACCACCTGTTGGTTCGTTTAATAGGTTTTGTATTTCTCTTATTCTATTATTTAATTGAGCTAATTGTTTTTCTTCAGGATCAGTTATACTTTGTATGTGTTGTAGCTTTTCTCTATTACTTGCTTCCAACCAATTACCAGCATCTTGAAGAGGTTTAACATATTTTTTTATAATATTATAATTGTTCATTTCAACCTCTCTAGTAGCAACTTGTTGCAACATTCTATCCACTATAGCATCTGGTTGAGAACCTGTTAAACCTACATCTTCTGGATTTATACCTCCAAAAAAACCAGATCCAGAAACACTTCTATTGGCAGCGTAGTTTTCAATAAGGTTTTTTCTCATGTAATCTCTAAAGCCATCTTTATCCATTAACGAGGTAATCATCATTGTTGGATCATAGGCTATATCTTCTTCATTAGCAAAATCATAACTTAACTGCTCTAAGTTAATAGCTATAGAACCTTCAAAGTCATCAATATTTCTTTCGTTTTCTTTATTTAATTCTTCGTCAAAATTATCTTTAAGGAAACCGTTTATTATAGCTTGGCTTTCATCAACTTGGTTGTTTAAACCACCAGTAAAATCTAATCCAGAAGCTGCTGTTATCATGTCACCTGGACTAAGCTGTGTTGTTCTTACTTTTACAGTATTACCATTTAAAGCGGTTATACTTATATTATTTTTATCATAATCAAATTCAAAACCTCCATTTACACCACTATACATTTGAGAGTAAGCTGATGCTATATTTTTATTTGATTGACTTTTAAATTCTGGAATATTAAAAATAGTACCATAGTCTCTATTTTTAGGTAGCTCAATTTTTACAACAGCATTCTTTTTTGAGCGAGCTCTTGCAAGTCTGTCTAATTGTGTATCTCCAACCGAAACTGTGTCTACCGAATCTAATTCCATATTCTCGGATGTTACCGGATCTACCAGTGCTACAGTCACATCCTCCGTTGCAACACTGTCTGCTTTTTTTAACGTAAAGCCTAGTCGTTTAGCTTGAGCCTCCCAATCATCACCGTATTGAGATTTAAATTTATCAGCAGATATCTCTCTACCTTGTGAGTCTACATATATATCCATTTAATTATATTTTTAAAGTCCAAAAACCTCTCGATTCTCCAACATTACTATTTCTATTTCATTAGCTATAAATTGTCTATCATCAGCGCTTAATGGTAAGCTAAACTTTTTAACATTACCAAAACTTGTAAATTTTAATTTATTATTCGCGGTGTCATCAATATCAAACCCATCTATTTTTTTTGTAAGTTCTTGTAGAGTAATTAATTTATCTCCTAATTTTATTTTTTTTCTTAACAAACTAGGTATACCTTCATCATCAGCTAATTGGCTAAAATCGCTTGCTAAATTAGAAGCAAAGTTACCAGCGTTAACCTCCTCCATATTAATTTCACTTGGGTTAAAGTGAATACCTTCTGTTAAACCTAGTATTCTTTTTAATTGCACAGCTCCTCTACTTCCTAGATCCGCGTCCTCTCCTCCTGGTATATAAATATTTTCAGCTATTATTTCAAACTCACCACTAGCTAGTGGATCTGATTTTTTAATAGTATAATGATTTGGAGCACCTCCTCTTTCTACTTTCATGCCATTTATTTCTGTAGCTATAGTTAAATCCCCAGCTAATATACCTCTATCAATCGTAGCGTTATCAGCCACACCAGCTCTTTCTGATGCAGTTAACTCACTACCATTACCACCACCACTACCTTTTCCATCTCCGGTTTGTGTTTCATTTTTAGTAACCAGTGGAGTATCTTTGTAATATATTCCAGGATTAAGCGGGAAACCATTAGCATCAAGATCTGATTTTAAACCTAGTGTTTCTAGTGTTTGATCTATTAAAATTCTAGACATTCTAGCTTTAATCTCTTGATCGACTGTGCGTTTTCCACTTGTAACAAATTCACTATTTTCTACCTCTTTTAAAAATTCTCCATAACTTTTAGGACCTGTTTTACTATCCATCATGCCTAGATTATATTCATAAAAGTTTTTAGCATCATTCAAGTCATTCATAGCGCCGGCAACTTTTTTATTTGCTTCTTTAGTCATTTTGGGTAATGGTCCTATCTCCGGTAAACCTAGATTATAAGTAGTTCTTGTTTGAGCTGTAGAAGTTGTATTACTTTTTTTTCTAGAATTAACAGTATCAGAAGTAACTGTTTGTTCTTGATTTGTTATCAATCCCTGATTTAAACCACCGTTGCTGGTTATTAAATTAAAATTATCAGGTCCTAACATGGCTTGAAACTCTTGTGATATTTGAGGTATTTCCTGTATAAAATCATTGTCATCACTATCGTCTAACTCCATCCATGCGTTAGCTGATATTGTTCTTGTAGGCATAATATTGCCATTACCATCTTTACCACTTACTTTTAAAAATAAATCATTTTTATCTTTATCGTAAGTTAAAGCTATATTAGCACTTGGCATTTTACCAGACATTGCGTTTATCAACCATTGATTTGCTTGTGGCTCATACAGAGCAGAGTCACCTTGCAATGCTATTGTTTTACCTATGTTAGCATTTTTCTCTTGCCAATACGTTGTAACCTCGTCCCAGCTTGATGCAAAGTTAGTTGTTAAGTTTAACAAGTTTTGATAATTAGCTATTTCTTCTTTAGCTAGTTGTCTTTTTTTGTCATCACTAAAATCTGTCATTAAATACATTTGAGCCGCTGAAGCTACATTTATTCTATCTCTTAATATAGCTGTTACTTCATTGTCTAAGCCGTCAGGTTTTTCTATTTTATCTAGCACCTGAAGAGTTTTGACTTGAGCCATATCAATATCATACTGCATTTTCTGCATGTTAGCTATTTGATTCTGGCGATCTCTTTCTTTTTGTAGTCTTACATTTTCTCTATTTGCTCTCTCTTGTTCTGACAAGCCCACTGCTTTATTGTAAGAATCAAAATAGGAATTTACTGGACTACCGCCCGATGGACCCGCTGGGTTTTCGTAACTCATATTTGTATTTTTTTATATTAACCTTTTGGTGCAAATGGATTACCCATGCTTCCGGCTATACCACCTATAGCGCCGAATAAAGCGCCTGTTGCGGCTTCTCTAGCTCTACCGGCTTCTCTTTTTTCACCGTATGCTCTATCAGCAAGACCAGCTACTCTATTCATTTTAGAAACTTCGCGTGATTCAACAGTGTTAAATTTAAACGCTCTACCTTGAGCATCTGCTTGTTGCATTCTTTGACCTTCTGATATATTAATGTTTTGTATTCTTTGACCTTCAGCCATTTTCATTTGCTGCATTTGTGATTCTCCAGCTGCTCTCATTTTTTCATTTTGAGCTTCTTGAGATTCAATACTAGCCGCAACACCTTTTTTACTTTGCAACGCTGCTTGGGCTAAAGCTGTAGCACCACCGGCGCTAGCTCCTGTAGCTCTTAACGTATCAAGAGTGTTAGCTAGAGATATATCAGCCTCTTCAGCTTGCATTTCTGCAGCCTGAGTCGCAACACCTAAATTAGCATAAGGGTTTGTTATCATGCTAGATAGATTCTCTGCTAAACCGCTTAGGTTAGTAAAGTTATCATATGGATTTATAGCAGGCTGTCTGCTATCCTCCAAACTTTTTAACTCTGCCTCTCGGCGTTTTTGCTCACGTGAGGCACGTCTTTGAGCTCGTCTGGCTCTTCTACCAGCACCTATTGCTCCGACTGCGCCAACAACGCCTTTAGCTACTCCTCCCATAGTTATGCATATTTGTATATTATAGAGTGCTTATCTTTAAGCACGCTGTACTTTAATTTTTTTACCTTACTTATAATGCCTTCTTCTTGAGATGTGGCCCAAACAAACTTACAGCCAATGCTTAAAGCGTGATTTACCATGTAATCAATTAATTCAGTTATTATAGTGTTTCTGTCTTTTTCTCTATACTCTTTGTTAGATATAACAAAATCTACATAAGCTATTCTAGCATTTGTAAAGTATAAATATCCCGCCGCAACAGGCACATTATCTTTAGTGGCAATATAACCACCTGTGCTTTTATTGGGCAAATAATCAGGATCAGGTATGGGTTGTCCCCAGTCTAACCACCACTGACTTATAGTGTCAAAGTCAGCTTCTGTAATTCTTTTTATTTTCATTTTATTATATTTAATATGATGATTCTACGTAATTAGATGATACAGCAAATAATTCTTTAACACCGCCATTGTCTGTAGACTGGTCCGTTCTTATTGTAACCGTGCAGTAATAACCTTTTATACCTGTCATTGAATCACCAAAAACTACTTCAGCCTCTGATGGCTGTGTGTTGTTTATTAAGTTAGCAAAGTATTTGTTTTCTTTTCTATCAAAACCAGCAAACTCTCTTGGTAAACCAGGATTGGGTGTATTGAATACTGATTGAAAATCTAATCTATCTACGGCTTGCCCATCAGCAGGATTTATTACATACTCGCCCTCATAAAAGCTATTAACAACAGTTGTAATATCACTATAGTTTATGTAATTTGTATTAAACTCATCTGGTCCAGTAGAGTCACTTTGAAATTGAGTTATTTCCCAACCGTTACTACCTTCATAGTTTACTGTTTTAAAGTTTTTAGATAAACTAACTTTAGGATTAAATACAAAAGTTAAATACGAATCGTATTGAGTATTATAAAAGTTAGCTCTTAACCCAGTGTTGTGTTCCCATAAGTTTATGTAACCTGAGTTTGAATCTAGGCCTATAGAATAAAATTTACTTTTTAAACTAAACATCCAACTAGGCGTATAACTATATTTACTAGGCCAACCTAAAACTGTTTCATCAAACCCTAAAGTTTGAGCACGAGCAGCAAATGGTTGCATCGAAACGGTGTATTGTTTTTGGTGCATATCCCAGCCACCTATAATCTTACCTGTGTTTCTGCTTGTTTGATTTACAGTACTTAAATTATCTCTAAAATAATCAAACATACCATAGTTAGATATTTCTGTTATTCCGTCTTGAGACAACCTTATCATAGCGTTTCTATCCATGTCAGAAAAATATTTTCTATATCCGTAGACAGCAAAGCTTTCAGGATTTTTACTAATACCGTAATTACCAGCGTAAGGAACTATTTGACCTATAACCAAGCTTAGTTGACTAACTGGAACGCCACCACCTTCTGCGGTATATATAGCATCTTTATCTATTAAAGCTCTACTTATTTTATTTTCCTGCATTATTATAAGGTTAGTATCTTCAGCATATAGCCTTTGAATACTACCATTAGCTGGATCAGCTGCTTTAGTAATATCTGCACCAACGCTAAACACGTTAGTATTATTTATACCTGTTCTAGAATTATATATACCTGAGTATATTAAAGCATTGCTTCTTATAGCTCCTAATGGCTCATCTTCTACTAAATAAGCCTTTACACCAAAAGAAACTGAGGTATTATTGTACCCTCCTCTTATTCTTGACTCTTCTATAGCCCAATCATTACCATCAACACTAACAGTTCCAAATCTTGGATAACCACCTATTTGTTGTGGTATACCTCTAGATCCGTCATAAACTGGATAACCCACGTCTCTACCTTGAGTAGTAGGATCATTAACTTTCTTTAATAAGAAGGTATTGAAATATTTAACTTCTATTATTGCAGCCATATATTATTATCACTTGTTTTTTTAATAAATTAGGTTAAAGGAGTTTGAGATCCAAGTGTTACAGCACCACTTGTGTCTATATCCATTGTCCACTGTCTTAACTCTTGATTGTTTCTGTTGCTTTGACTATTAGAAGCGTTGGTTTGAGAGAACTCAAAAGGCCATTGAGTATATTCCGTTCCGCTGTTCCAGTTNCCAGCCATGCTCCAGTTTGTTCCATTAGTNGCGGGAGTNNTTACATAATAAGTACCACTATATGAAAGATTTGTTGGTATAGTTAAAAGTTCTGGATCTGTATAAAACTGAGTAACGTATCTAAACAAAGGCTCTTTTGCATAATAAGTATTACCAAAGTTAGGGCTAGAGTTTGAATTAACTATATATTTAAAAGCTCTATTAGGCCCAAAGTCATAATAAAAATCACCCCATTTTACATCATATTTATCTTGACCAAAATTTGTAAAAGTACTATTTGGATTACCTGTTCCAAGTTGTTGATTTCCACTACACAAAGTGTCATTGCACTCCCATTGATTAGTAACTAAGTTTTGCGTAAGTATTCTATATTCTCCAGGTATATCAAAAGCAAAAACTCTAGACGCTACACATTGGTAACTAGCGCCCCCAGAGGTGGTTTTACCATTAATTCTAACCATCCAATTACCATCTAAATTACTTAGAATTTGTTGAGGATATTGGTTGTCGTATTCCATTTGTCCAAGATTAAAATTAGATGGACTGTTATCGTGTCTCCAAGTTCCTTTAGATTGATTGCTTAATGAAGTACCTCCACATATATCTCCGTTTAAATCTACAGCTGGAGTCCAAGGTTGAAACCTGTTTAATCTATAATCTATATTAAATCCTCCAAAAACATACTTAACCGTATTGAAACTATTAACTCCTGAATTACCAAAACCATCACCGCCAATTCCACCGTCATTAGTACCTGATGTGTCACAAAAAGTACCAGCGTTTGATCCAGTCATAGCAATACCAATATAAGCTGTTCCTTCTTGTATACCTTGTTTATTTGTGTATCCTTGCCCAGCTGGAGGTGCTACCCATGTAGCTGTGTTTGTGTACCTAGCATTTGTTGAATTATTTGGAACAACTTGTTTATTACAGTCAGCTGATCCTTGGGTTTGACTTACACTTCCATAAGAAGGAGATGTAGGCGCAACCAACTGGCCGCTAGATCCCGTTCCACTTAAAGGAGGTATTTGTGAAAACCTTTGAGCACCACTAAGTGCACTAGAGTTCCAACCCTGCTGATTATTAATAAACAAAAAAGTGCTTGCTTCTCCAACATAATTACCAAAACCACCTATGGTTTGTCCTTGAAAAGCGCCAACTAAAGGTGTTTCACCAAATATATACTGTGAAGTACAGTCTACAAATAAACCACCTGAATCACTACATCTTATAGTCATAGTATAAGAACCTATAGCTGTCCCGTTTTGTATCAATCTACCGTATCTTTTTCCAGTTGCAGGGTCTTGATAATTACTTATACTAAAAGGCCCGCATGAGCTACTACTACTACAAGAGCTAGTAAACCCAGGCCCACCAAGAGATTCTATAGTCCATGTCAACGCATCCTCATACATTAAATTTCCATTTTGTAAAGGAACTAAATTGTTTACATTTGAACCGTTATCGCCAATAAAATCAACCATAGGTAGGTTAGCACCTGTAGGAGTTGAGGGACCTGTTGGCCCTTGTCCTTGCTGGAACGCAAAGTTAAATTGATTTTGACAATTTTTTATAATAGGTGTTACGTTAAGAAGTTGATTATTACCTATGGTAAATACAGTGGGAGTTGTTGGGTCTCCATTTGAATCTACAGGAACACCAGCGGCATCTGTTTGTTGTAATGAGAATTGAAACGTATAATTATTAGCTGGACTATTAAAGCCATCATGTAAAAAATATTTATCTTTTGTGGCTAAGTAATAAGTGTCTTGTGGATAAGCAGCTGCACTATTGTCTAGCATTGCATCGCCTTTTGCAACTCTTATTATTTGAAAGTGATCCGTTACATCTAAATTATTATTATCTGTAACTGAAAATAGTTGACCATTGTTAGCGTCTAAACCTATTCTTGAATATTCTAAAGCACTACCACCAGCGTCTATAGGCCAGAAGTTACCATTTATATTTAACTTAGATATTCCAGCAAATTTTATTTCTGTACCCGGCGAAGGAAAAGTTCCTCCACCTATTATTGTTACTCTCCAATAGTTAGGTTGGTCTACTACTTCAGAAACTATAGCTGTTGTACCGTTAGCTCCTATAGCAGTAGTTCCAACAAGTTTTGTGCCATCACCTTGAAAAGCAGTTTTTTCAAATCTAGCTACAGTTTGAGCTGGTTGAGCTTGTGGTCTGTCATAAACATCGCCTAGCCCTTGTAGACCTGGAAATAAATTTGAAGGAATTACGTTCCCATTGTTATCTAAAAATGGAGCTGGATTAGGTACGTTAGGGCCTAATGTTATTTCTCCATTGTATAACACAGCATCTTCTCTTAATAAAAAGTTAAAACCTTGTAAACCACTAGCTATAGATGTATTGTTTTCTACAACATAATTTAAATCTTGTATTAAACCAGCTGTTGTTGTTTCGTAGTATATATCTATTCTAGATATTGTAGGTTCAGTTTCATAAACAGCTAAAAAAGGTGTCATTGCGCTACTTACTTGACCGATAGTACTAAAAGTACTTAATCTAGCTATGTAAGGCTGAGTATCTATTTGATATAAGTTATCTTGACCGTCGCTGCTTAAAGTTTCAAATACCATGTTTGAGTCTGTGGTAGTACCTATATTAACAACTGTGTCTGAATTTCTGCCAGGGTAATATTGCTGATTACGATTACCTACTATAATTACACCACTGCCTTGTAAGTTTGTAACTCTACCGAATAATCTTACAGAACTTCTAAACTGTCTTTGCTCTGGTCCTACCTCGTTTAAATCTCTAGGTATTTTATTTATGTTATCATTAATTAAAACAATATTAGCTGTGTAACCTTCTTCACCTGTTGGAAATGGAACGTAGCCTGGTGCTCCAGTGTCTTGATCTGGATAACCATTTAATATACCCGGTAGGTATACATTATAATAATCTTGTTCGTTTTGTTTTACTACTATTTTATAGGAATACCAACCTAGTGGATTGTAGTCATCACTTGTATCGTCACCATTGTAAACACCTGGATAAAAATTAGTATCATCTAAAACAGGTTCTACTGGTATAACATTATTAACATTAACTTTTAAAGAATCACCAGGCCAAACAGACGCTGCTGGATCTTGCTGTGGAGGAGCTGGATTTCTATATGGATTAAAAATAGTAGACAAGCTACTAACAGAGTCACTACCGTCGTTAGATAATATAGTAGTAGATGATCTACCATATCTGTCAGATAAAACAAAACCAACTTGATAATTTCTATTTTGTTTTAAAGAGTGGTTAGGATACTCTATAATACTAGTAGTGTATTGTACTGGTGTTTGATCAGGTGTGCTTTGGTCATCTATATTAAAAGTAGACTTTGGAGTAACATTAACATTATAATCTATAGAACTCGGTGGTGAGTGTTTTGTTTGAAAATTACTATATACTATTCTATTGCTTATTATTTCTTGACCAAAAGCTTTAACAGGTATTTTATCATAAACCCTAACAATTTCATCACCAGGTAACGTTTGAAAAGGTTTTGTAGAATTGTACATGTATTCAAAAATATTAGTAGAGCCTGCCACAGCCGCAACTGTAGAAGCTGGAATAGTATCAACTACTTGTATTGCTTGAGCATCAGATTCTTTGTATAATATTTGTAACTCTTTTAATTTTAAAGCTTTTATTAAGTTATCTCCAATAAAAGGTAGTTGTACTCTAAGACCTATTTGATTGACTTTGTTTTCCATAAACTGAACAACCGTACTTCTATAAGCGTTCTCCATGTCTTCAGATAAAACAATAGGTGGATCGTCAAAAGAACGTTCAGCTAAAAAATAACCATCTTGCTTAGGTATAAAACACTCTTGAGTGTAAGGTGCCATTATAGAATAAGTATTGTCTTCAAATTGAAACCTATAACTAAACCTAGCGAATATATCTGTTAAATAATCTGGATCACCTTGAAATAATTCGTTATAATAAGGATTCGCACCAAATTTATACTCAGCCCCAGCAGTGTATGTATTACTTACATTTGTATCAAAAGTGATTTCATTTAAAGGGCTTCCTGCTCCAGGAAATGTTATAGCCGTAATATTTGCTTCTGTAAAACCAACCTGATCCGAAATTAATCTATCACCAAGCCTAGGAACTCCTTGTATACCCGCTGGATCACAAGCAAAACTTGTTCCGGTATTTGTTAGGTTAGGTGTTAATTGACCTCCTCCTGGAAAAAACTCATCAACAACATCCTTCATTGTTGTTTCATAAAAACCCGGAGCTAAAGCGCTTTCTTGCCAAACATCTATAGGTTGATATGGATTATAAGAAGCCACCGATATTTGGTCTTCACTAGTGTAATAAGAGCTAGGTTTTGAAACATCTATTCTTCTTGGTTGATTTCTATTGTCTGTCCAAAATAATAAATTTTCTATAAGATTAACTCCATATATAGGATTGCCTTCATAGAAATTTAAATACCTACCTTTAAGTCTAATTACTGGACTAGCTGGAGTTTGATTCGTTCCCTCTAATACATTATAGCTAACCACAAAATTATTAGCTGTAGGTTTGTAAACACCTTCTGGGTTGGTTACTTTGAAATTATCTGTTAAAAAGAAAAATATAGTATTAGTATCTTCTGATCTCAAATAGCCTATGCAAATAACATCAACACCTAAAAAATTATAAAAATCTATAACACTTTCATTACCTACTATGTTTTCTAAAGCACCTACGTCTGAAGACTCTGATTTACTAACAGCTATATTCATAGCGTCTCTGTACTCTCCACTAGGTAGTAATCGATCGTCTAAGTCTTTGTTCATCTTAGACTTTATGAAAACATTTTTAACTTCAGCCATTTAATTTTAGTGTTTTATCCATTTAGATTTACCTCTCATTACTTGAGTAATTTCTTCTAATTTAATATTAGATAATCTTATTTTAGCATTTCTAAGTTTAGCATATCTTTCTTTTTTCAACCTCATAACTATGTACTCAGGTTGATTAGCTCTAGTAGATATTATAGCGTGCAATATAGATGCATACATAGCTTCTTCTGCCATCTTAGGTACTCTAGTATCTAAGTCATATGCTAAACCATCAGAGATGTATTCTAAAATTATAACTCTATCTCTTAAGTTTGCTGAAAAAGATATTTTACCTTCTCTTTCATTTATATTGTACCAACCATTTGCGTTAGCATATTGTGGATCCATACCATAAAGCTCACCCCATCCGGCATATAAACCAAATCCCCAATCGCCAAACTGTAACAAATAACCTAGCCAAGATTGATCTATTAATTCGTTAAAATATTTATAGGCATTATTGTTCCAGCGATCTTCTACAATAGAAGTACCCGTTATATTAGTATCATACACATCTTGCATAGGAACACCTTTACCATCTTGTAGCGGCATTCTGTAAGGACTTTGAGTAAGATTGTTAGTAGGATATATAGGGTGTTTTACACCTTGACTATCGTACCAACCTATGCTAACATGATTAACATAATCTTGAGGCATTATTACACTTAAGCTGTGCGGTATAGTTAACTCTTGAGACTTGATACTTTTCAAAGTATCATAACTAAACTCTTGCATAGAGCGTTTAGCAAAAAATATTAGATCAGTTCTTTTTACACTAGGTATTAATTTACCGGCCCCAACATACGCAACTTGAAACGCGTTTATTATATCTTTTAATTTAGTATAAGCATAGTTGCCATAGTTTTCTTCTACTACATCTCCAAAAGCTTTTTCTTGTAAGCTTGCACCATATTGACCTCCGTCTAATTTTTTAAGTTGAACAACTAAGTCTGAACTAGCAGCAAATGTATTAAACGGTATAAACTTTACATCAGCAATAGAATTCCCTCCGCCATACGTCACTGTTCCATAAATAGCTTGATCCCATGTACATTTATAGTTACCATTACTATCAACTACAACACTATTTATTATACCATAACTAACTTGTGCTGAACCCTGTGTCCATGTTACAGCACTGCCAGATAGTGTTATTTTATAACCTATTTGTGGTTCTATACTTCCAGTGTTTAGGTTAAACACTACAAAATTTTCTCCAGGTAAAGCTGCAGAAGCTGTAGTTGTTTGACCTTCTCCTGTAAAATTTATAACATTACCAACAACAGAATAAGGTATATTTGTTTTATGCAACTCTTCATAGCTTCCTGGAAGTCTTGTAGCACTATAATAAACTTTAAAGTTATTTTGATTGTATTGTATACTGGCTTTATCGTCAGTAAAGAACTTTAAATCAGTATCAAAAGTTGTGGTTATAGTTTCTCTCTGATTAGATGCAGCAAAACTTTGTGCACCCTCGTAATATTGTCTGTTGTTTTCTGTTACTAATGCCATTTAATTAACTTTTTGCGTTTGCTTCGTCTTGCATTACTTGTTGTGTAGCTACTTGAATTATTGAAGGATCTTTTACTATAACACCAGCATATGCTAATATTCTTAATATTAAATTTGTTTGTTCAGAAGGATGTAATTGAAAATTTATAGATCCAGTTGGTGGAATTACATCAGGGTTATAATCGCTATTGCTGTAAACGTATTGCCCTCTACTTCCAACTGTAAACCCCCAAAGAGGATTTAAAGGTCTTTTTACAAAGTCTATTGATATAGTATTTGATTGGTTTATTGTAGAAGGCGAAACAAATAATTTTTCATCTTCATATAAATAAACTGGATATTCTTCTGTTGCTTTTAACAGCCCAGTACTTTGAGCATTATAAAAGTCAGTTCTATTAACTCTTTCAACTTCTGTTACGTTGTTGTAAGAATTAGTATGTGTTACAACTCCTAATCTATAAAACGACACGTTATCTCCGTAAGTGTCGGTTATTAGTTGAGGTATTTGAAAATAATTTTGGATATATTGTAGGGAAGCAGATGTTTTAAATATAGATATTTTTTCATCTATATTCATTTGCCTGTCAGCATAATCAACATCAGCTTGAGGTACACGTAACTGTTGATTGATATCATCGAAGTATTGCTCAAATATTTGTAGTTGCACTTGAGCTGCCACATTATTAAATTCTTGAGGCGTCATATAACCACGCTGTTCTTTATTAAGAATCAACAACACGGTTTGATATACAGTGTTTACGTTTACCATTTTATATTTTTAAGTTAATATAAAGGCGGCCGAAACCGCCTCATATTAAGATTACATGTTATTTTAACTTTTTCTCTATTGACTTATAAACTTCAACACCATCGTCGGTTTTAAAGAATGAAGCCATAGCAGAATATGGATTTTCATCAAATGGTATAGTCATAAGTTTTTTACCATTACTAGCCCAATTAAAAGTTCTTTGATCTTGTGATAAAGAGATTATCTTAGCTTCTTGAGCTTTGATTGCAAAGTTTCTTAACTCTACGTTCTCGTCATTAGCAAGAGCTATTAATAACTCAGGATTTCTTCTTGCAAAAATCATTATATCTCTTTTTAACTCTTTAGAAGTTAATCCAGATACTTTGTTACCAAATTCAACTCTTAATATAGCTTCAGCCATATCTACGTCCATAGCAGCTGCAGCGTTTAAAGCTTCTAGTTCAACCGCTATAAAATCTAAATCATTGGTTGCATCTTTAACTTTATCTACTTCTGCGTATTTCTTATTTAATAGAGGGTGATATAGTGAAAGTAATTTTTGTAATGATTGATATTGCTTAGGAACATATAATGTACCTTTTTTAAACATAATATGTCCTAATGTAGCCTCACCTTTTTGTTCATCTACAAATGGACTAGACATATTTGTTGCATATCTTAATTCTCTTACTCCACCTTTTTCTTCATCAAACCAAGTTAAAGGATATCTTTTTCCGTGTCTTGATGGTATAGTTAATGTTAATGGATTGTATTTACCAGTAACATAATAATGTCTGTCCTTTATTTCCCACCCTTTTTCTAAGGAGGTGGACATCTTTTTTTCTTTTGTCATAATATAATATATAATAAAATTAATAAAAGTAATAATTACCCCCGTTGATTTAACGAGGGTAAGAATTACATTAATATACTAGATACCTTTGAATAATACAAAGTTATTAGCAGCTTGTACACATAAACATCTTTCTGATAAGAAGTTTACTTCCATTGCATCAAGATCAGATGTGAACGCTCCACCAACAGAACCTGTTAGCCAAGATTTCATTCGTCTGTCATCAGCTTGTGACGCTCTATATCTAACGTGTAGGAATGGTCGTCTAATGTTTGTACCTAAAATTTGGTCATAAACAGTAGATGTTCCAGCCGGTACTAATACACCGTCAATAGAACTTACACCGTACCCAACAACTGGAGCAGTCTCAATCGCGCCTCTTGTAGAAGCATCGTTTAAGTATTTCCAGTCTGTTTTATAAAAGTCATAAGAACCTCTTCTAAATCCAGAGAATCCTAAGTTAAGTGCCATTTGCTCAGAGTTTTCAAATAAACCATAAGCAGTACCACCAGCAGTTCCAGCAGAAATACCAGCAAGCATGTCATCAAAAGATAATGCAGTTTCTCTGTTTAAGAAAAGCATATTTTCTTCAATAGCACCTTGAGTATCTAAGTTTCTAAGAATAGAATCGAAAGAATCTAACTGAGAAATACCTCCAACAGGAGCAGCGTTAAACCCAATATTTATATTACCTCTATCTTCAATAGCAGCAAATAAACCTTGAGTACCTTTAAATCCAGCAGCAGCAGCAGAACCTGCAGGAGCACCCGCAGCATCAGCTAATTCACCTTCAACAACTGACATTTCTAGGTAGTCTTCAAAACGTAGTCTTGTTTCAGACTCAGCTTTTAAATACCATAAATATCCTGATGTTCCATCTTCAGTAGCAACTTCAACCCAACCAATCTGAGCAGTGTCAGAACCAGATACAACATATTTGTTTCTGATAATTATTGGTGAATTAGAGAATTGAGTAAAAGAAGGAGTTATACTTTGATAACCATTAACAGCGCCTGCGGCAGCTGTGTTGTTAGCGATAGAACTTCCTTTTCCATACTCAGAACCGTATACAAATATCTTAATATTTGTTAGGGCTAAAGCAGCTAAATTTGCAGCTCCATATACAGCTACAGTTAAAGCACCAGTCGCGGTGTTACTAGCTGTAACAATACCTTTTGCTTCTGCACCAGTATCATCCATCATAACGATAGTTTGATTTGGTGAAACAACGTTAGCTACATAATCACTTGCAACAGCCGGAGCTAAATCTACAGGAATTGTTATAGTGTTTACTTGATCGTTAGTACAACCTTCGTAACCGATGTGTAATCTGTTTTGTTCTGACCAGATAACTTGGTCTGATGTCATTGGCATTTCAGCGCCTACCATTCTTAAGAAACCAGATAAAGTTCTGTTTCCATATCTTTCTACTTCTTGTTCGTAGATTTCAGGTAGATATTGCTGAGCAAATGTATCAGAATCACCTGGATTTGCGCCTCCATTAAACGACAAGTAGTTAGAATCTAACACTTGTTGTCTTTGAGACGGCTTGATTGTCCCGAATAACGGGCTTACATTTTGACTCATAATTTTTAATTTTTAATTGTTACTTTTTTTATTTTAAGTTTTGAGGAGTCAACACCACTTAATGCTTTTACTTTTATTCCATTAACAAAGACTTCGCCACTCGCAACTCTACGAGGTTCTTGTTCTATGTTTTTAGATTTAGCCATCATATTTTTTACAGCGTCGGCTTTACCTTGCTCGTAAAAATGATTAGCTATAGTATCAACATTATCTGCGGCATATATAGCCTTGTGATATCCAGCAATATCTACCACGTTGCCATCATTATCAAGAAACTTCTTAATAGTATTACCAACATCCGACTGTCTATCTGCAACTGCATCAGTGTTTTTTAAACCGTATCTAAAAGTTTTTTCACCTACTTTAATATCAAAACCTTTGAATTTATTAGTGAACCAGTCTTTAGTTTGGTCTTTAAACTGAGCGTGTTGTTCTGCAACTATATCTTGCTCGTCATTATAGCGGTTGAAAAAGTCCATAGCTTTTTGTTGATCTTGAGTTACGCCCGGTCTCAACTTGATCTCGTCGTAGTATTTACTCTTAGCATCTTCTAAAAAGTTCTGTGCTTTTGCAACTTCTTCTTTAAACGCAATTTTCTTTTTGCGTATTTCTTTTGGCTCATCTATTTCATCATCAAATAAATAATCTTCTAATAAAAGACTAACATCTTCAGAATCTAAATGAGGTTTAGTTTGTTTATAATACTCTCTAATTAAAGCTGTATTATCAACATTAGAATAATCAGCGTTTAATCTAACGTAATCTTCTAATGTACCGCCAGTATCATTCATAAATGTTACTAGCTTTTCAATATTTTCTGGTAAAGGTTGACCGCTTAATTTAGCATCTCTTTTTGCTTCTTTAATTTGGTTTTCAACTTGCTTTACCTCTTGTTGTACCTCTTCTTTTGTTATTTCTTGGAGCGGAATGACAGCATCGGAGCTGGGCTCTTGTACCTGTTCTTCCACTTGAGGTATATCTCCGGCTTGTTTAACTTCAGCCAGTTCTCCTGTTTCTTGCTCTGAAATGGCATTATCTTCTTTTTTTATTTCTACTTTAGTAACCTCAGGTATAACTTCACCTTGAGCTTCTTTAGCCGTTAAGTTCACCTTTACTGGTGAATCTTGTTTACCTAATTGCTTAGGTTTTGTTTTTAATTTACCTTTTAGTGTAAATTCTCCTTCCTGTTTTGCAGGTTGATTTGTTGTTTCTTCTGACATAATATAATATAATAGTTAATATAATTTTTATCTAGGATCAAATTGCTCTAATCCAAATCCGCCTAAATTATCCATTCCTGCGGATTCAAAATTCTTAGGAAGACCATCTGTTTTCCTTTGATTTATCATTTGACTTTGTTGTGTGCCTTGTATTTTTACTCTTTTATCTTTTCTATTTTCAATTTCTTTTTCTCTCATGCTCTCTTCTTGTATTCTAGCTTGAGCTAATTTCATTTGATATCCAAACTCTTCAGCCATCAAAAGCTTTTTGATTTCAGATTCCGTTTGCATACGTTGTATTTCAAACTGAGATTTAGCTTGCTCTATCTGAACTTTAGATTCTGTAAGAGCCTGTTGTTTTTGCATTTCTGCTAAAGCTGCTTTTTCAGCTGTTTGAGAATTAGCTTCTGCTTGAGCTTGTATGTTCATCATGCTAGCTTCTTGATCACGCTGGCGTTTCTTTTCTTGACTAAGTTTTAATTTTTGATTAGCAAGTTTAAGGTTTTTTATTTGCCTAAGATCTATAGCATCTGATAAACCAATACTCTGTTGCTGTAAAGCCATTTGAATATTTTGTTCTAACATTTGCTTTTCTTCTTCGTCTGGTTCTAGTTCTAGATAAATACCAAATTCCATTAGTTGCTTTTCCATCAACTCACCTAGTGTAGCTGTATTAAACATAGATATAGAATCTACTAAAGCTTGTCTAGTTAAAGGAAATTCCAAAGCATCAGCTGCTCTTAAAGCTATGTTTTCACAATTTCTTAATGTTAAGTATAATTGCGCTTGCATTAAATGTCTAGTCGCTGTGTTACTATTTGCGGCTGCTAATTTTTGTAATCCAACTAAAGAACCTACAGCCGGAGTACTAGCATCTCTAGCTTCGTTTAATCCGGTTACATCTCTTATCATTTGTAAATAATATTGATAAGTCTGAATCAAACTAGCTATTTTAGCATTACCACTACTTGTTTGTAGTTCTTGAATAGGTACTTTACCTCTATTAGGGTCTCCCTCTTGTGTCAAAGATCTACCTACAATACTACCAGTTTGAAAATACATATTCAATGCTTCTTGTGCATTGTAATTTGTTCCATTACCTAAGTCAACTTCTGCTAATCCATCTACATCTACAAACACTCCATCTGGAACCATTCTAGATAATACTTGCTGTAGTTTTAAATGAGTCAACTGTATCATGTCTGCGAAACCAGTTATACGACTAACAGTAGATTCTATTCTACCTTTATACATCTTAGGCGCAACAATGCTATAGTTCATATTAACTCTAGCTATATTACTTGATGGTCTAGTCATGTTCTTTGCCATTTCCCATCTTAACATTTTATCAAAACCTAATATTTTAGCTCCGCTATATAAAACCTCTATAGACCTAGAAGCTCTTTCAAAATTATCATTTTTAGGAGGATCAAACGTGTCTGGTTTTTCTAAAGCTTTTTCTAAACCATTTTCAGATCTTTTTATTTTCCAAACTTGATCTTGATATGTTTTGTATTCAAAATAAAGAACATTAACAGTGTTGTAATTATCTTGTTGACCGTAATAGCTATTTCTATAGTTAGAATTACCTGGATATTTTTCTATTTGTTTTAAATCCTCAGTTGTTAAATATGAAAATTGTTTCTTTAATTCTTCTAAACTTATTTGCTTAACCTCTCCAACATAATATATATCTTCAAAATTAGGATCTTCTGTATAAGAATAAACTAAATTAGCTGGATCTACATAATCAACTGTTATTCCGTTCGATAAATTAAAACTAGTTTTACTAGCACCTATACCTAAAACAACTAAATCATTTATTATTCTTCTTTTTGTTAATTGATATTTGTTTCTTTGCAAAACATTTTCAATTAATTCCTCTTCAGCAATTTCTATAGCTTGCTTATAACTAAGTTGCATGTGAAGATCTATTTCATCTTGAGACTGAGGAAGAGAATCTGGATCTGTTACTGTGAAAAAATCTAAACCAGTTTTTTCCTTAGTTTCATTTAAAAGATCTTTTCCGTACATGTCTCTCATTAAACCTGCAGCGTAATTAGTTCTTTGTTTTACCGATTCAGGGTCTTGAGCAAAAGCTTTTATATCATAAACTTTAGCTGACATACCATTTACAAGTATGTCTACAAACTTAGAAACAATAGGAACCGGTTTCCAGTCTAAATTAAGATAAGACAAATCACCGTTAATAGATAATTCATCTTTATATTTTTGAACAGACTGTTCTCCTCTTGAATAAAGTCTTAATCTATTAAAGTCTTGCCAGTTATTTCCAAATCTTCCTCCTGCTCCAATGCCTCTATCACCAGCCCACCATTCGCCTTCTATAGCTCTTGCAATTGCTAATCCATATTCTTGTGTGCTTTTCTCTTCATCTGGTACTACCTGACTAGGGAAAGAACTATTAGGATTTGTGTATATATTCATTTACTTAATTATTTTTGAAGTATCTCCTTTGTTATCATATTTTTTAAAACCCAAAGAAACTGATTTTACTATTTTTTCTGCTATTGGTCTATATCTATGTTTGTTGCATGCCATCAAAGCTAAACCAGAGCTAATAGAAGCATCATGCTTTGTTCTATTATTTATATCAAATCTAGCCCAATCATTTAAGGTTCTTTGAAAATACATGTCTCCATAACCTTCTGGTAATAATCCTACATGAGATTCTATATATGTTTCTATAGCTGCAGCGTGAGCTTGCTTCATGTCTTCACTTGAGTTTGGCACTCCACCAATTTCTCTTTCTGTTATTGATAGTTTTAACTTATCAGGCCTGTTCATGCTATAACCTCTATAACCTCTTCTTTTAAAATGATATAATAATCTAGGTTTATTGTTTTCAGCAAGTATCGGCATGCCGTAAAAAACACAAGCCATTAAAACATCTTCAAAAAATATCTCTGCTGTTTGAGGTCTTGCTACATATTCTAAAAAGAAATGATTAGCGGGTGCATCTTCCATGCTAAATTTAGTTAAACCGTGTAGAGATCCGTTAGATCCTCTTCTGTCAACCGTACCAGATATATCGTAACTATCACAACCAAATGCGCCAACGTGTTCGTTTCCTGGATACTTAGCGCCTCTTTTTAAAACTATTTTATTTTGTAAATGTAATGGTGGAACCCAACTAATTAAGAACCTACCGTCATTGTTTGGATAAAATATGACCTTAGTGTCTTTCTGCCCATTTTCCCATCTAAAAGAACCTTTTGTTATTATACTAGAATTCCTAAGATCTTCATTGTAATCAACCTGTTGATATATTTTAGTTAAATTAAATAAAGAAGATTTTGCCTCGTCTCTAAAAGCATGTTGCTCTGTTCTTGGAAATTGTCTGTAAAACTCGTTTAAAGCTTCTTGATCGCCTTTTAAACCATCAACTTCATTTTGCCAATAGTTTATTACACCTAATTTTATTTCATTACCATGTGGTCCAAGAATTTTTTCTTTTGGATTTTCGAATACAGGTATTCCATAAGAATCAATGTATCCTTCGTAGTTCCATTCCATAGGTACGAACAAACTATATAATCCTGAGCGAGTCTGTCCATTGGCGTTTCTTTTTGTAACATCTGAATCATTATAAAGTTTTTTGAAGTTCTCTCCACCTTTATCTAGCGAGTTGCTAGTTGATCCCATCATGCATTTACCTACTATTCTACTACCTAGTCTAAGGGTGGTTTTCGTAACCCTCCAGTTGTTGTTAATGTTGTTTGGCCTTTCCCATTTCCCGCTCTCATCGTGGACGAGGAGTTTAAGTTTCTCCCCATCGTAGGCGTTGTCGCCGGTATTCTTCCAGTCGATGGTGGTATCCAAACCGGCAATTTCTTGGGTTTTTTCATTGGCTTCCAGTTTTCTACGGGTAAATTTGGAGGCAGGGACTCTGTAGGCGAGCTCGGTCTTGGGCCTGTCCATTCCGTCCTGTATCGGCTTGAAAAAGAAGGGATAGTTGACGGAAATTGGTACCACCTTATCTGTGAACATAGTCTTAGCATCGGCACCAGATTTGGACAATATTCCGAACCGTGAATCCGTTGATATCGTAGCAAGGTTGACCGACTCAGCTGAGGACATAAATGAGAAGCCTGACCTACGGTTTTTAAGATAACACATTCCATAAGACCGTTCATCGGCTTTGCAAGCTTCCCAGAAAATGTAGAATAATCTATTTGCTTCTCTAAAGTCTGGCTTCCCAACATCAATTTTGGACCACTGCAAGTACATATAGTGAGTGCCAGTAATGTAAGTAGCCACGCCCTTATTATAGAACCATAACCCTTCTTCTCTTTTAATAAATTCTTTATCGATGTAATCATACCACTTTTCTTTAAAGTCTAAAGGGTATTCTTCCCAATCGAACCTTGTTTTTATTCTTTTTAACTCTTCAGGTATGTTTGTTCTTGTCCATTTGTCGGATTTAAATTTAACTAAATTCGACTCTTTAGGTAAAGCTATTTTTAAGTTTTGTATTTCGTATATGTCACCGATTTGGCCACTTTTACTTATAACTATAACGTCATGCTCTTCGTTGTAACCATACTTCCATTTCTTACCTTTATTTAATTTAGTAAGAACATGAGGTTTAACGTGATCTTTTAGTACTTTGTATAATTCTTGATTATACATTACGTAGATCTACCTTCTGCAAAACCTTTAAAAACTTTTTCATTTGTTTTTTTAGGTTTTTCATTTAACATATTTTCTTCTTCTTGTATACGCTGAAGTATTTCAAACGCATCAAATATAGCTAGTTTTTTTGTTGCAGCCGCGTTCTTTAAACGATCAGCCGAGATATCATCATCTGAATCTACAATAGGTTCTTTAGCTACCTTTATTAATTCCTCAACTGCTTTTTGCCCAGCTTGGATTATATTCTTCTTCGTTTCCTTTGTATTCATATTTAATTAAAATGTCGTCTATATGTAGGCAATAAAGACGCGTGTTATCTATTATAAACTCAAACTCTCTCATACTAGGAAACCCTATAAGATCTCCCTCGCTTATTCCCTTTGCTTCTAAGAGCTTATTACCATATTTTAGTATACCAATATTCTTTTGCTCTTTATCTAACGTTAGAGGATCTTTATTTTTTATAGGTGCTACAAAACATCTATCGCCAAATGATTTCCACTTATTGTTTGTTTTATATAAATATATTTGATCAGGTTGACAAAAAAATAAATCATCTATAAATTTTCTACTACTATCAACCGCTTCACCTTTTTGATTGTAATATCTTCTAAATACATTATGGTGTATTACTATTTCATCACCCTCTTTTAAAACAGTGTTAAAAGCTTTAGGTGTTTTAACTATAACAGCTCTATTGTTTATAAACTTAAACTTTTCAATACTAGTATTTAGTATTAAATTTTTATTATTTATTTTTACAGAATTATCATACCTATCACCTATAGGTTTTACTAAAAAATTCCAAATAGCTTTCATTAATATTGTAAATCATATTCAACGGATATAGCCATGTTAGGATTAAACTTTTTCCATGGTAATATCTCGTTGTTTTTCTTTATGTAAATATTATAAGAACTATCTTCATCTAATAAGATGTCAGATATAGTATGCCCACCATAAACTTCTTGACCTACAGAATAATGCATAGCATCATTTTTATAATCAGAGCCTATGCTGATTTTTCTAATTTTACTTTCCATCTTCTTTTTCGATAGCAGTATAAGTACCGTCTTCTAGGTTTATGTTTACAGCACCATATTCTTCTTCTAATTCTTTTTTAGTGTTTTCTATCTCTTCATTTAAAGCACCTATTCTGTGTAGTAGTGAGTGTTTTTGAGATTCTAAACCACCGACTCCTACTAAGTATTCTTTTAATGTTTCTTGTTGTTTTACAACTTTTTCTAGTTCTGCTTTTTTTATTTTTGCCATTTTATTAAATTTAATTAGTTACTCTATTATTTATTATTACCTATACTTTTAAACTTTTCCGCTCCACGCGAGCCAAAGTAAGCTACATACACAGTTATTAAAAGTGATTTTAATAAATCTATCCAGCCTGAATCTATTCCAAACTCTATATTAAAACTATCTAATAATATAAATACTATCAAAGATACAGTTAAAAATATTAAAGTCATTGGTCTAGTATTTTTACTAAGCCAGGAATCTGATGTCATATCGCTTTCCCAGCGCTTACTTATTTCTTGAGCTTCTACTATATCTTGTTTTAGTAAAGCTAAAGCAATGTCTTTATCTTGTTGTGGTAATTCAGGATCATTATTTATTAAGTTTTTAACTATACCTAGCAAACCTTTATCTGGCATCACGTCTCCTATGGCTTTTACAAGACCTGATTTACCTAATAAAAATTGACCGACTTTAGTGTCTTTAAACTTTTTTCTTTTTTTATCCGTCATTACATTTTCTTTTCAATAACATACTTTGCCCCAGGAAATGTATAATCATAACCAGGGTACATAACCTTAGTATATCCTCTATCATCAGTGCCGAGTACTTTAAACTCGACACCTTTCATAGTTATATTACCTCCGGGAATAACGTTGTATGGTTTGTTAACGTCGGGACTATCTTTTTTATAACCCTTTATACTCATGTTATTTTTCGCAAGGAGGACAAGGAGGGCAATTACCTTTTGCTACATTTCTCGCTGTCTTTCTTTCTTTTCTTTTCTTTTTAATTTTATCAACAGTTCTAGTTACAACATTACCATCATTGTTAGCATCAGTAATTACTTCTGGTAATTTAATTTTAGGTAATGTAATTTTAGGTAATGTAATTTTAGGTAGGTTACCTTTAATGTCAGCATCTACATCTACTCCGATTTTTTTACCTGTTTTACCACCTATAGAAGTTCCTGTAGTTTCACTTTTTTCTGGTGTAACAATAGTTTGATCAGCTGTTGTAGTTGATGGTTCTTGGTAATTTAAAGTAATATTAGTTTTACTTTCATTCAAACCAGGTAAGTCTGTGCTTGGGTTATTAAAACCCGAACAACCTTTTGCGTTAGGATTTTTTTCGCATCTAGATTTTTCTCTTTTATACTTTTCGTATACTTCACCACCTATTTCATGAGCTTTTGGACCACCAGAAGTTCCTTTCTTTTTGTAATCTTCTTGATTTTTAGTATTGGTACTACCACCACCATAATCTAAAGTAATTTCTTCAGAACTTTCTGTTATAGGGTTTGGGTTTGATGCTTGCATGACTCTAGCTTTAGCTCCACTTATTTCGTAAATATTACTTTTTTGCATAAAGCCCATTCCGCCTTGCATTTCAACGCCATCATTCTCTTTCATTTTAAGCATACCAAGCCTCTTTAACTCTGCGTTTCTTTTTGTAGCAGCTTCAGTATTATCAAAAGTTTCTGTTTTTATAGCACCTGGAGTAGTTACACCAGGAATTACTTTAGTAGATCCAGGGGTTACTTTTGTTTTATAAACCTTAGCATCGTCTTTTATATAATTAGTTTTTTTAATATCAACATCAGCATCTATAGAAAGCAACTTATTAGGGTTTGCGCTAGCATAAGCATTAGCATTAGCATTTATATCTTTCTTTTTTACTTTTTTAGTAGTAGCAGCTCCTGAATAGTTTTTTCTATCAAAGTACTGTTCATCACCAAAGTGTGATAAAGCAACTTCTTTAGCGGCTTTACCTCTTGTGCTAGCCGTGCTTTTACCAAAATTAGTAAACTGACCTGAGTTTACACCCGTGCCAGTAAGTTCCATTCCAGTCTCATTGTTAACGTCACCATATGTACCGTCTTCTTTTAAAGCTTTTCTAACTTCTTTTTTCTTTGCAAAGTAAGCTTTGTTTCTCTCTCTTTTTTCTTTACTACCAAAAATGGTAGCTAAACCTCTTCCAATATTTGTTCTTTGGTTTACACCAGCTCCAATTGGTTCTTGAGGTGGTGCCATGCCTTTCATTTTAAATGCCATAGTTTTAATTTTATACGTTATATTTGTTATCTTTGTATTTTGTGCCAGAGATATTATAAGCTTGAGCTTCGTATCCTAATTGCTTAGGATCACCCGACATAGCTCTAGCACTATGTTTTGGTATTGTTTCGCCTTTCCAATATATGTTTTGATCATCGTAATCTAATTCTCCAGACTTCATTTGAGCAACATGAACATCTTCGTGTCCTTTAACTTCCTTATGAAAAGAAGGATCAAGTTTGTCGTTTAGTATTATCACTTGATTTTTTAATGATTCACCTAAAACGCCTGGTCCTAAATCTCTTTCATAAACAGGTGTTTGATTCTCAGCGTATGGAGGATTACTTAGTTTAAAAGCCATATTATTTTTTATTAAAAGGCATCATTCTATTTAATGCTTGTTTTCTACTTTCACAACCACAAGGAATACCAAGCCCTTCTGACAACATATTAACAGCAGCTTTAATTCCTGTCGGTCGAGTTATTTTATTTTCTATAAAATCTCCTAAACCTTTATCCATTATGCTCCTTTTTTACCAGGGTTTTGATCTGAAACAATTGGCATGTTTTTGAAATAAGCACTACTTTGCATATGCTTAGAACAGAATGATCCGCCCATCATTTTAACTCCTGCACTTTTTTGGTGAGCTGGGCCACAGTGCGCTATATTACTATCGTTTTTATAAGCCATAATTTATTTATTTATTAGTGATGTGATTCATCATATTTAACATCTCCAGCTAATTTAGAGATATGCTTCTCGTCAGCTGTCATTTTTTCGTCGCTATTCCCATGAGAGTTATCGTAAAGAACATCTCTTTTTAAATAATCCATATGAGCCTTATCATCTCTTTCAGCGGCTGCAGCATTGCAGTCTGTTACATGTGTATGTCCATGTTGATCGTGTTTAGCGTAATGAGGGTGATTACCCGTGTATTTTCCGTAATGACCTTTTTCGTAGTCACAGCAAGATTTATCCATAATTATATTTTTAGTTTGTTATTTTTCCAATTCCTTTTTTAACAGCTTGCTTAGTAGCTAATTTAGCAAAACCTCTTGATAAAAGTTTATAAGCGCCTTTACCACCTATTAAATCTATAGCACCACCACCAGTATTCATTAATGGGTTACTTGGCCCTGTTGTATTATGTAAAATCCTTTTACCAATTGTTTTTAACTTACTTATAATACCACCTCCTTCTTCAAACTGAGGAGTATTAGATACGTGCTCCTTGTATTCTGCTAGTCCTGGAACTTCAAAATTAACTTCCGAAGGTTTAATTTTAGGCTCAGCTACAGTTGTGCCACTAGGAGAATCTCCATATGAAACCATATTAAGACCTTTCATTTTAAAAGCCATTACTTTTTCTTTTTTACAACTTTACCATCTTTGTATTCTAAAAACGGTGGTAATTTCTTTTTACCTTTTTCATCACCATCTGATTTCTGCTTAGGTCCACCTTTAGATTTGCAACCCATATTCTTGGCATAGTTTGCCATTTCAACCACATTTGTAGAATAGTCATCTTTGTTAGCCATTACTTTACTAGCAGCCGAGCAAGTATCAACGCCTTTCATATTAGCTTTAATCCAAGCTTTAAATTTGCCTTCGTTTTTTTTATCTATTTTTGGGAATTCATTTGCCATAATTTACCATTTTACTTTATTAGCCCAGTATGCGGCACTGAACACGCCTCTTTTTATATTCTTGGCATGTCTAGCTTTAAAACTAGCACGCCTTGCTTTTGATTTAGCATCTGTTTTTTTACCAGCAGTGCTTACACCTTGTTGGCCAAATCTAATTATTTTCTCTTTACCAGCTTTACAAGCTTTTACTATATGAGACTTTGTTTTATGCCCAGGAGTTTTCTTTGGTTTATTACAAGCTAAGTCTGATTTTTTAAATTTATTTGCCATTTTATAAGTTACAATATTCAGCTTGAACATCGAAGCACGGGCAAGACTTAGCCGCAAATTCGTTGTGACCATGTATCGTTGCTTTTGGATGTAGCTTTTTTAATATTCTTAATAACTCTAGTAATGTAGCTATTTGTTTAGGCGTTCTAGTATCTTTAGCTATCCAGTCTCCATCAGATCCTCTTTCAGCTTCAACACCACCAATATAACAAATACCTATACTACCTTTATTGTGTCTTTTTACATGAGCGCCTGTTTCTGTTATAGGTCTACCGTATTCAATCATACCGTCTAAACCTATTACATAATGGTAACCAATACCTCGCCACCCTCTTTTTTTATGCCATTTATCTATGGTTGAAGCAGATATTTCTTTACCTTCTTGCGTAGCAGAGCAATGGATAATTATTTTATCTATTTCTCTCAATTACTTTTCGTTTTTAAGATTTATCCATTTGTGAATTGTATAACCAATAGTAACTACTAATAAAGTTATTTTAAGTACCATATCAATATGTGTCATAGAAATAGCCATAGCTCCACCATTCATGGCGTATAATTTAAAATCTGCTGTTGTCATTTTTACCCGTGTTTAGCTATGGTAGTTATAGGTCCAGCTATGTATTTTGAAGGGTATTTTTGCAATTGCATACCTGTTATGCCTGAGCTTGAGCCCGGTGCGTGTAATCTACCTCTTTGATCTAATGGTCCGTCCCATATAGCGGATTCACCTACTATACCAACTTTTCCTTTACCCATCTTTTCTGCGTGTGGGTCGTTTGCGTAATGTCCTGGTTTATGCATGTTTATTGTTTTTTAATTTTAAGGTTTTTTCTTAAATAATCCACCTATGTTGGCTCCAACTTTGACAACACCGTCACTAATCTTTNTAGTAAACTCGTTAAACTTTCCGGTAGGATTAGTAGTNTCATCAGTGTCGTTTCTNGCTTCGAAGTTTTTTATTCGTTTTTTTATTCTAGCTTCTTTTTTAAATNTACCAGCTTTTTCTGCGGCAGCCCTTTTTGCTTCAAGCGTGTTTGCATCTCTNTATAAAGCTCCAGCAAACAAACCTGTATTTCCTTTATCTTCATCAGCGCTNTTGTTTGTGCTACTAAAAAATGCTGCATCGTTTGCGGTTTCACCAGTTAATTCACCACCAAGTGCTGATGTAGTAGCCGTGTATCCGCTAGTATCTTGTTGAGCGTTTTGAACAATTCCTACACTGCCAGTAAAATTGTGACTCCCTGCATTTTTATCTGTCATACTTATAGGTGGTATTATAGATGATTGTTGCATTGCACCCGCTGGTCTTGAATAAGCGCTAGTGTCTTGTTGCTGTAATTCAACATTACCAACCATCATAGCTCCTTGCGGATTACCGTATATAGCTTCAGCTGTAGTTTTACTTTGCTTACTCATATT